TGAAGTCGGTATAGCGGCGGTGGAGCAGTTCATGCAGCAAAAAACCGGCATACCGGGCAACCTCGGTGCGGGTCACCGTCGCATCGTCTGCGATGTCTGCCAGGGTCGCGTTGCCCTGCTGGTCAATGCAAGCGGTCGATATCGGCCCCCAGGTGATGGTGATGGGGGGCAGGCCCCACATCTTGCAGAGCATCGCCCCGAAGGCCTCCAAGCCGGCGCGGGCCTCGAAACCGCGCACGGTGGGGCGGGACATCAGGTTTTCGATCTTCATGCTGCCTCCTGGGCAATGATGGTTTCGTCGATAGCGGCGGAGTAAATCGCGGCCAGTGCAACCTGCGACTCCATCGGCTGACGGGCAGCGATGGTCACTCTCCAAGCCTCGGAAGGCGGGAGCACGCTGCAAGCCTGGGTGAAGGCGATAGCCTGTCTGAAGGTCGGCGGGTCGATCAGGTCGCCGGTCTCCACCTTGGATCGGGCCATGCTGAAGGCCTGGATGACATGGCCGGCCATCACCTGGGTGCAGCCGGTGTGGCGCACCAGGGCGGCGGCTTCGTCGGAGGGGTCCAAGTAGGTGAGGGGCACCACAAAGGAGAAGCGATCCATGGTCGCGGTGTTCATCGTTTGAACGCCAGCAAACCGGCCCCCGGTGTCGCCCTGTCCGTTGGAGTTGTCAGCCCCGAAGAACAGGTTACCCGTCGCCCGCGTGTAAACCTTCTCACCGTGGGAGATGCGGGGTTGCCCAGGCTCCAGCAAACCATTGAGCACTGCCATCACTGCGGGCGATCCGGTGGCGGGTTCGTCGATAAGGCAGATGGCACCGGGCGTGGTGAATGCTCGGAGGATCGGACCCGGCTGGAAGACGGTATCCCCGGCCTTGATGCCCACGGCCCCGAGGAAGTCGTCCACGCCTGCCAGTTTGTGCATCTGGAACCGTTCAAAGGCGCGCCCGGTGCGCGCTGCGTATTGCTGGACTGTCTGGCTCTTGCCGACCCCGGCGGGGCCAGCAAGCCAAGCATTGCGCCCGGTAGCCTCGGCCAGGGCCAGCATCCTAAGCACGGGCTCGGTCCAGATGTGGCAGGCGTCAACGGGCGGCGCAGTGTCTGCCCAGGTGCTGAACATCAGCGGACGGCCCCGAGCATCGCGGGCATCGATGCCGAAGACATCCAGAGCACTGGCACGGCCAGCAGGACCGGCAACCTGGGCGCGGACATCGGCCTCTGTGCTGTTGGCCTCAGCGGCGGCGCGGACCGGGCCCCAGGCATCAGCGACTGCCTGCCTCATTGCGGCTCTGATCTCCTCTACTGGCATCGTGCCCACCGAGTCGGCCAGGGCCTGCACCTGGGCGCGGAGAGACTTGGCCTCAGCCTGGGAGGCGTTTGCTGCGTTCTCCACCCGGGCATGGAGCGAAGCGACATCGGACCCGAGTTGACCAAGGCGGGCATTGGCCCCCGCCTGCTGCTGCCCCAGGCTGGCGAGGCGTTGGTCCAGGGATTGGATTTCGGCGGCGACTGTTGACATCGAAACCTTGAGGCCGGCCACCTCTAGTTCTGTCGCGCCGACCTGGGCGGCGAGGCGCACCTGGGCGGGGTTTGCCGGGGTCGGTGCCTGGGCGGCGGGCGCGGGCTTGCCCATGCTGGCATTGAGGCGGGCGGCCTCGGAGCCGACAGTGGGCGCTGCAGCGGGGACGCCTGACGCATCTGCTGCCACGTAGCCGTTACGGACACCGGCCACGGTGATGACGCCTTGCGCCACGCGGGCGGCCAGGGCCTGGATGACCTGGGCGCGGCCCACTGTGCTGGTGGTGTCGCCCGTTGCTGCGCGGTAGGCGGGCAGCAGGGTGGACATGGAGATGGCCGCCAGGGCTGCTTGTGCTTGTGCTTGGTTCATTGCTCTTCCCCTTCGGTTGCTTCTGCTTGGAACTCGGTGCCGTCATGGCAGACGGGCAGCCCGGTGGCGATCCACTTCCCACTGGTGCGGATGGTGTACCCACACAAGGGGCATGTGAGTTTCAGCATGCGTGTGGTCTGTGTGGCCTTCTTCGCGGCCATCACTTCAGCATGCGGATAGGGGCCCAGTGCCTCCAGGGCAACGCTGAACGTGGACCAAAAATCATCGGTTGCGGTCAGGGTGCGCCAGGACTCATCTGCCGGGGCCAGACCGACATCCATGCAAGCGGTCCTGTAGGAGTTGCTGGTGCGCGAGGCACCGCCAGGGACGGTGTGCAGAGCCTGGGATGCGACCAAGACGAACACCTCTACCGGCAGCGCAACTGTCGGGCTGACCATCACTTCCCAAGTGCCATCCTTGGATGCATCGCTGGGCCAGCACTCGGCCAGTGTGCCGCTGCGGGTAAACGTTGAAGTGAAACCGCAGGTGATGCGGATGCGCTGGGAGCCGATGGCGGGCACCTGGGCCCGCACAAGTGCGAGGGCAGCGTTAAGCCACTCCTCGCGGGTCTGGAAACTCTGGGTCATTGCTTCTCCTTGTTCCGCCGCCGCGATCACCGCTGCGGGGGCCCTTGCGGGCACCGCGAGCATAACGGTGTAAACCGGTGCGGTCAATAGGTGTGTGCGAGGGGATAGCACTAGCACCACAAGGGGCGGACGGAAGGGGCTCTAGACCACAAGTCGCGTGCGCGTGATGCGTCCGTGATGCGGGTATCTGTGTTGCATCAGGCTAGCAATAGGGTCAAACCCTCGGTCTTATATAAGACTGCTGTGCATAACCTGTGGATAACCGGGTTTTAGCCATTTTTTTTGGGTGCCTAAGGCCTACGTATAGGGTGCTAGAAAAAAACGGCTTAAATCGAGTTGCACACAAGTTATCCACAGTTGCTCCATAGGTAATGCCTCATTTTTAAGCAGAAACAAAGGCTTATCCACAGGCTGTGGATAACTTCTTGCAAAAAGGATAACCTGTGGATAACATTGCGAACAATGGATGCCGAGGGCATCGGTGGCGATGATGCGAGTCCGGCGTAAGGCTGGGGGACAAGAGACCATGAATAAGACAACGAGCGAGGACTACCTGAGGGCGCTTGATGAGGCGGGCCAGGATGAGGACCAGAGCGAGGACGTTTACACACTTGAAGGCCCGGAAGACTTGAGCGAAGCGGAACGGATGGCCCAGGCAGCAGAAGCACCAAAGACCCGAGGAGATGGAAAGGTCATAGGGGCAGAAGGATGGAAGAGAGAGAGACCTCTCACGCTGCAGCAGCAGGCCTTCTGTAGAGGGGTGATCGAGGGCAAGTCACTGCGCCAGAGCTACCGGGCCGCCTACCCTGGAGCACAAGCGAGTGACCAGAGCATCTCAGCGTCAGCAGCGAGGCTGATGAAGGATGAACGGATCAGCAGGCTTATCCAAGAGGCATGGGAAGAGACACAAGAGGCCCTGGCGGATGACACGGCGGCAACGAGGCGCTACGTGATGCGGCAGTTGGTTGCACTAAGTAAACAAGCCAATCAAGAGGGCAGCCGATTGAAGGCCCTGGAACTCCTGGGTCGCAGCGCCGGCATGTGGCGCGACCAGCAGCAGACCGCAGACAAGCCTCTCACCGCCGCTGAACTCAAGGCCGCATTGAGCGGACACCTCAAGCTAGTAGGGCTGACGCAGCGTAAACGGACAGGCACCGACGATGCGTAAACGGTGCAGCACGAGGCGAGGCACGAGGCGGGCGCAGGCCACGCGGGCGCGTGTACACAGATCAGCGTTTGCACGGGGGGCAAGGTGTAAACGGCGGAGCGGGGAACCCACCGGCACCGGACCCCCCGCTGTGCATGACTGACCACCCTCCCGCGTACTACGCTCTAATCCACTCCTCCAAATATCCCTCCATACAAACCACCCCCTTCATCCGCCAATCAACACCCCCCTGGGGTATATATTTTTCAGAAAGATATTGTTCGCATGGAAACAACCGTTTACACTGACATCATTGATTATGCGATGCCGACGATGTTGGCGGAGAAAGCGTTGCGTGATTTGCACAATGCTGCTTTGAACAGAGAGTTTGACAAGGCGATTGAGTTTGCTTTGGAGGCAGCGGTTCAGTGCAGGATGGCGAGTGCTGCTTTGTGGGCGATGGATGAAGAGGAGAGAAGGCGTGACAGACAGGTGGCAGTTGGTTCTTGATTTCATCAGGGCTTACATCAAGAGGCATGGGGTATCGCCTTCTTATGAGGTGATGGCTAAGAGCTTGGGATTGAAATCAAAAGCGAACATGCACAGGATTGTGAAGAGGCTTGAGAAGGAGGGCCACCTCAAGGTGGCCCCTGGAAGGTTCTATGGCGTGAAGGTTGTGGACAGGTCTATTGATGAGGTGGTGAGTCTGTGACGTTGTTGTCTAAGCAGGAGATTGGGCAGTACCTTGCGGTTGTGGACAAGGTGCCTGAGGTTGAGCGGAACAAGATCTTTGCCTTGTTGGAGATGGACAGGGTTGAGAGGTGCCGGGAGAGCTATTTGTTTTTTGTCAGGCAGATGTGGCCTGGGTTTATCTCTGGGCGGCATCATCAGATCATGGCGGAGGCTTTTGAGAGGGTTGCTGCTGGGGAGTTGAAGAGGTTGATCATCAACATGCCTCCCCGGCACACCAAGTCTGAGTTTGCTTCGTACTTGCTTCCGAGTTGGTTCTTGGGCAAGTTCCCTGAGAAAAAGATCATCCAGACCGCCCACACTGCGGAATTGGCAGTGGGGTTTGGCAGAAAAGTCAGGAATCTGGTTCAAAGTGAACAATATGCCAAGGTGTTTGACACAAAGCTGTCTAGCGACTCCAAAGCTGCTGGACGGTGGAACACCCACAAAGGCGGGGACTACTTCGCTATCGGTGTTGGTGGTGCTGTGACGGGTAAGGGTGCGGATCTGTTGATCATTGACGACCCGCACAGTGAACAGGAGGCAAAGCAAGGCAATCCTGAGGTCTATGACGGCGTGTATGAGTGGTATACATCTGGTCCTCGGCAGCGTTTACAGCCTGGGGGGGCCATCATTGTTGTGATGACCCGCTGGTCTAAGAAGGATTTGGCGGGGCAGATCCTCAAAGGGGCAGAAAGAGACGGCTCTGATCAGTGGGAAGTCATTGAATTTCCTGCCATATTGCCCTCTGGCAACCCTCTTTGGCCTGGATTTTGGTCAAAAGAGGCCCTGGAATCGCTCAAGGCAGAGCTTCCAGTGGCGAAATGGGAGGCTCAGTACCAGCAAAACCCAATTTCTGAGGGTGGAGCCATTGTCAAGCGTGAACAGTGGCAGATTTGGGATCAAGAAGCGCCTCCTGCGTGTGAGTACATCATCCAAAGCTGGGACACGGCCTTTGAGAAGAACAACAGGGCTGACTTCTCAGCTTGTACAACGTGGGGGGTGTTTGACCACCCTAATAAACATGGTGATTTGAGGCCCAACATCATCCTTTTGGATGCCTACAAGGCTCGTTTGGAGTTCCCGGATCTTAAAAAGAAGGCATTTGAGATGTGGAAGGAGTGGGATCCTGACACTTTGATAGTGGAAAAGAGGGCAGCGGGTGCTCCTTTGATCTATGAGATGAGAAAGATGGGAATACCGCTTTCGGAGTACACACCGGGCAAAGGCAGCGATAAGATAGCCCGTGTAAATTCAATCGCAGACCTGTTTGCATCAGGGGTGGTTTGGTGCCCGGAGAAAAGATGGGCAGAAGAGGTCATGGAAGAGATGGCCTCTTTCCCAAATGGGGACCATGATGACCTTGTGGACTCGTCCAGTCAGGCTTTGATGAGGTTTAGACAGGGCGGGTTCATTGCAATTGACAGCGATGAAAAAGACGAACCGATGCATAAGCGCCGGAACGTCTCCTACTACTGATTCTGAAGGCACAACATGGCAACCAACACTGACACCGCTCTGATCCCCTTGGACATGGGCTTGATGGGCGATGAGCCTGCGATTGAGATTGAAATTGAGCAACCTGAGGGCTTAAAGATCGGAATTGATGGCGTTGAAATAGATTTGATGCCGGAAATTGAGACGGCAGAGGAGTTTGACGCCAACCTTGCGGAGTTCATGGACGAAGGTGAGCTTCAGTCTTTGGCTTCAGAGCTTGTGGATCTCGTGGACGCAGACATCAACAGTCGTAAGGACTGGACAGAGATGTTTGTCAAGGGCTTAGAAGTCCTTGGGATGAAGTATGAGGAGCGCACAGAGCCCTGGAACGGGGCTTGTGGTGTTTACAGCCCTCTTCTGACGGAAGCCGCCATTAGGTTCCAATCAGAGATGATCACCGAGACCTTCCCGGCTCAAGGTCCGGTCAAGACTCAGATCATCGGGGCGATTGACCGACTGAAAGAAGAAGCAGCAGAGCGAGTTCGTGACGACATGAACTACATGCTGACCGAGCGGATGATTGATTACAGGTCCGAGCATGAGCGGATGCTGTACTCCCTTGGCCTTTCTGGTGCTGCTTTCAAGAAGATCTACCCGAACCCGAGCACGGAACTGCCTGCTGCTCCGTTTGTCCCGGCTGAAGACCTGATCATGCCCTACGGGGCGTCAAATGTTTACACAGCCGAGCGTGTGACCCATGTCATGCGCAAGACTGAGAATGAAATCAAGAAGTTGCAGGTCGCGGGCTTCTACATCAACACAGAACTGGGTGAACCTGTCAGGTTCTTCACTGACATTGAGAAGAAAAAAGCCGAAGAACAAGGGTATACCCTGACTGACGATGATCGGTATCAGGTTCTGGAGATCCACGTAGACTGGGACATGCCGGGGTACGAAGATGAAGTTCCTTTGCCGTATGTGGTCACGGTCGAAAGAGGCACCAACACCGTCCTGTCCATCCGACGAAACTGGAACGAAGACGACGACAAGAAACTCAAGCGACAGCACTTCGTCCAGTACACGTACATTCCTGGTTTTGGCGCTTATGGTCTGGGTTATATCCACCTTATTGGTGGTTATGCTCGCGCTGGCACTTCCATCATCCGGCAATTAGTGGATGCTGGCACCCTGTCCAACCTGCCCGGTGGCCTGAAGTCTCGCGGTCTTCGGATCAAAGGAGACGACACTCCAATTGCTCCGGGCGAGTTCAGGGATGTGGACATTCCTTCGGGGAGTGTGCGTGACAACATCATGCCCCTTCCTTACAAGGAGCCGAGCCAAGTTCTTGCAGCTTTGCTTCAGCAAATCACGGAAGACGGACGCAGGCTTGCAGCTATTGCTGATTTGAAGATCAGTGATATGTCTGCCCAAGCTCCTGTTGGGACAACGTTGGCTATCCTTGAGCGGCAACTCAAGACAATGAGTGCTGTCCAGGCGCGGGTTCACGCTTCGCTTCGGATGGAGTTCAAGCTCCTCAAAGGCATCATTCGGGATTTCCTGCCTGCGGACTATTCCTACACGCCGGAGGGTGGTGATCGGTCGGTCAAGCAATCTGACTACGACCTTGTTGAAGTAATTCCCGTGAGCGACCCGAACGCCGCCACGATGGCGCAGCGGATCATGCAGTACCAAGCGGCACTGCAACTGGCTCAAGGTGCCCCGCAGATTTACGACCTTCCTCAACTTCACCGGCAGATGCTTGAGGTGTTGGGTATCAAGAACGCCGAGCGGTTGGTAGCAGTTCCGGAGGATCAGAAGCCTCAAGACCCGGTGACGGAAAACATGAACGTCCTGAGGGGAAAACCTCTCAAAGCGTTTGCGTATCAAGACCATGATGCGCACTTGATAACGCATCAGTCGTTTATGCAAGATCCTAAGGTTATGTCTACTGTAGGACAGAACCCAATGGCTCAAGGGATGATGGCCGCACTCATGGCTCACATTGCAGAACACGCTGCATTTGCGTACAGGGCTCAAGTGGAGATGTCGTTGGGTGTACCTCTTCCTACGCTGGATGAAGAGTCCAACGCCCCGATTGCACCTGAAGATGAGAAGGCGCTGGCTCCGCTGATTGCCGCAGCCGCTCAGAGGACGATGGTGCAGAACCAAGCAATGGCCGCGCAACAACAGGCACAGCAGCAAGCACAAGACCCTGCATTGCAGATGCAGCAGGCGGAACTTCAGTTGAAGCAAGCCGAGATGCAACGTAAAGCTCAAAACGACCAGATGGATTTCCAGATCGCGCAAGGAAAGCTGCAACTGGAGCAGCAGCGCCTTGCATTGGAAGCCCAAAAAGGGCAGGGCGAAGACCCTCGTATGAAAGCCATGAAGGCTCAACAAGAACTTCAGCAGAAGGAACAGATTCACCAACAAAAGATGAGGCAGCAAGTCCAGTCCGATGCGATCAAAACTCGGCAGCAGATGATGCGAACTCAACGAAATAAGGAGTAACCATGACTACTGCGTTTGACGTAGTTATCAAAGAACTGGAAGAGCGCCGCGAAACCATCGCGCAGGCGCTTATCTCAGGTGCGGCAAAAGATTTTGCCGAGTACAAATTCATGACGGGTGAAATCCAGG